GATTGAACTGCATCTTGACTTTCGACGCGCCACGCTCGGCGAGCGTGCGCGTGAACGCACCCGGCTTGATCTGCTCGACGTAGTCGCCGAGGAAATCGCTGATCTGTGTGCGCTCGTTGAACTTGGCGACGTAACCAGCGATCGTCAAACCATCGCCGTCGGGGGCGGCCCGAACCTCCCACCCGTCATCCGTGCCGACCATACGGTCGTGCGTGCGGTCAGCCATTGACATTTCCTCCAGTGCCAGGAGTCTGAAGCTGCACAGAAAGCTGGCCCGTGTGCACCAGCTTTGACATATCTCCAGTCGTCACGGCTGTGATGACGCTGGATGGAACAAATCCACCATCGACCAGGGTGCGCATCGTTTGCGCCTGCTGCGTCATTACCGACGCATCGTCAAGCGCATCGGCCTGCAACGCAGACACGCCAGACACGTCGACCCACAGCTCGCCGTTCGACGGTGCCGTCACCAACGGCCGGAACGCATCCACCGCCCGAGACCACAGGTAACGGATCTTGCGGTCGGCGAGCGCACGGTTCGCCTCTTTGCTGTTGGCGTAGGTGCCTTGCTCGATCCCGGCGGCGACAACCGGGACACCGGCCGCAGCAGCAATGTCCTTGTGGACCTGCGTGCGCACCGACTCGGTGTCGAGATCCTTGATCGTCGAGCCGATCACTTTCAGGTCGGCGCCGCCACCCAAGAACGCCGTGCGGAACGACTGCTCGACGCCCTGGTGCTTCTGCAGGAACACGTCCCGGAAAGCTTCGACCGTTTCGCGCATCATGTCCGGCGGGAACACCACAACCGAGTTCGGGGTCGCCGAGTTGTCGAAGAACCGGGTCAAGAAGCGGCGTGCACCGTTGTCGCCGGCCACGTCCTCCATCGCAGGACGCAACCACGAAATGCCACGCCACCGAGCCGACGGGTCAGCCTCGGGGATGTATGCGCCGACCTCGGCCCACGGCCACACCTCCGGCTCGCCACCCGGCGGCTGATAGATGAGCCCGACCTTGCGTGCATCCCACGCCAGCTGCGGGTCGGCAGGGTAACGATCCGACCCCGACACGATCGTGCAGAACTCGGCCGGCAAGTTGCGCAACTCGCCGCCGTCGAGCACCCAATAGCTGGCGCCGGTACACGCCACGTCGAGTTCGCAACGCTCCAAGATCGCCGCCGGATGATCGAGCACCGCCAACCCGGCGTCGGTGAAGATGTCCGCCGACATCGGCCTCGAGCTCGACCCGAACCGCCTCCAAACGAACCGGCCCTGGGCGAACAGATCGGCGCGAGTACGGAAGATGCCGTACACCACCCCGTTCGACGTGAGCGCCGCACGTTCGCCGGACAGCAACGGAGACTCGTCCGGTCCCCACGTCGTCGTCGGCAAATAGGTCGCGCCCTGATAGCGCATCATCTGCAACTGATTCGCCAGCCAGCCCGGCGGGAACGCACGCTCCTGCACGTCAACGCCGGCAAGCCGGACCAGACCGTCACGCAGACCCATCGACACTCCTCGAGACCAACAGCCACGCCCAGCCGGCAGACAACGCCGCCTCGACCAACGCAGCGACACCCACACCGGCCACACCGAACAGACAGCCGCACCCGACCGGCAGCATCAACGCCGCCCAAACCACCAGCCACCACGGACGCATCAGCCGACCAACACAAACGGGGTCGACTGCGACGGGACGACAACCGTTGGCAAGGCGTCAACCGCCCAAGCGGCCATCGACACGGCGCACAGCGGCGATATGTCGACGTCGGTTGACTGCCGGGCCCAGCGCCAAGCGTCACCCGTCGCCCTGCGCGCCGCAGCGGCGATCGCGACGTCGAGCTCGTCCTGGCCGAGATGACGCAGCCCGTCGCCGGTCACAAGATCGAAGAAACGGCCACATGACGACGTGAACTCGCCGCCAGTCACCAGCCGCAGCACCTCGGCATCACCCGGCCTGGCCTGGCGGCACCCGTCCTGCACGTCCGGCAGGACGCCACCAGCGGGGCCACCGGCGGACAGCAGGACATGGCGGATGTCGTGCACTTGCAGCAGCCGCGCAACCTCCGCAGAGATCCAGCCCGTACCGCGTCGGCGGTCCACAACCTCAACGTGCGTCAACCCATCCGGGCGACGACCACCAACAGCGAGCGTCACCCAAGCCCGGTCCGGCGGCATGTCCACCGCAAGGACCAGTGGTCCGTCAATCGTTGACGTCGGATCGGCCGCTGCGGCCCACACGTCCGGCGGGAACACCGGATCGACGCGCGCGTGAGTGCGCTGATTCAGCGACGCCCGACGAAAGCCCGACAGACCATCGGGGGTCATCATCGCTTGCTCGTACTCGCTGCGAATGGCGTCCTCGGTCACCGTGTGCCCCAGCGCCGGCATGCACGACCACCACGTCGTCGGGTCGGCCGGATCGGCGTCCTCGTCGGCGGACCACTCGAAGTAGGCCACCGGGCCCGGCTTGCCCGACTCCACCGCCGCTCGACCGGCGTCGCACCAGCCATGGAACCACGTGGACTCGGCGGTGCCCATTGTGGACACCAGCCACATCTGCGGCTGCTTACGGGTGCGCATGGCTGGCCGCATGGCCTGCTGCATCCGATCGTCTGGGTACGCGAACGCTTCGTCAACCACGGCCAGGTCGACGACCATGCCGTGCCCGGCCGACTTGGTCCCGGCGACCAGCTGCTGGATCGAACCGTTCTTGAACATGACCGCCTCGGCGCCGGGCTGGCGACGATCACGCTCGACGGTCTTCCACAGCGGCGATTTCTTCAGGATCGGCACGTGCTCGTCCTGCCATTTCTTGCGAGCAGCGAGGGCGTTTTGCATCGTCCACACGACCGACTGATCCGGCCACTGCGTCGCCCGGTGCACCCACACCGGAAGGATCAGCGTCGTCTTGCCCTGCTGGCGCGGGATGGTGAGCACCACGGTCTGATAGGCGAGCAGGCCCGTTGCTGGGTCGACCTCGAGCGCGACGTCGGCGACGTACCGCTGCCACGGCATCAGCGGCGTGCCCAGCGCCTCGGCGATCTGCGCCACCCTGCCCCCGTAGGTCTGCCGGTCAGGGTTCCGGGGAGTCGCCCAACGGGGCCGACAGAGATCGGAGCCAGTCGTCGGCCGGGTCAGCATCGCCGAGGTCATCGGCGTCCTTGAGCTCGGCCAGCACCGCCCGGTACTCCCGGCTGATCGCCGCTGTCGACAGCCCTGCACCGGCGTCGAGCGTCATCGCCAGCGTGCGAGCCAGCGCCACCCGAGCCGGGTCCGGGTCGGCCAGCGACGCAAGGAACAGTTCCAGCGCCTCGGCGTTCACGCACTCCCCCGATCATCCGAACAACCTCATCTGCGCAGGGCCCTTGTCGCTTCGACGTCCATTGCATGACCGGTGCGACAGCGCCACGTTCTGCCGGGTGTGGTCGCCACCGGCAGAGAGAGGAGTCAAGTGATCAAGCTCCGCGTCACCTGGCCTTCCACGCCATTCCCTGTCAAGCACACGCTTGCCGCACAAATGGCAGCGCCAGCCATCACGTTCGGCAATCTGGCGAGTCGTGAAGGTCTCATACCCGACGTCGTCGCAGTCGTGGCCCTTGCGTTTCCGGTAGCCGGCCGCTCGCTCTCTGTGTCTGCGTATCGACTTGCGGGATTTCTTGCCGCAACCCTCCGAACAGAACTTCCGGTTCGCTCGGCGAGAACAGAACACGCGCCCGCACTGAGCGCAATCGCCGTAGTGCACTCGGCACGACCCGCTCGGGTCCTTCGGCGTGGCCGACTTGCACGCGCTGGAGCAGTAGCCAACCTTGCGGCGGTCAACATGCCAACGATCGCACGTCAAGCACTGCGCCCACGGAACCAGTGAACACTGGCCTGCTAGCCGATCGTCTCGTCGGCAATCTTGGCACTTCGGCGCTCGACGCAAGGATGACCGACGAGTACGAGTTGTGGGCGATCCGCAGGCGCAGGACTCGGTGACGGGACGACCGCTTCTCGCTCGGTCGTGGCACTTGCGGGAGCAATACCGCTGCGAATTCCGACGAGGTGCGAACGAGGTACCGCAGTGCTCGCATGTCGCCTGCTGAAATGGGGACGACCAGCACGGATTTCGGCGGAGGTACTTAGCTCGTTTCTTGCAGGGCCTTGAGCAGTAT